AAACTTCATTTCATTGATGTGGTTGACTTGTAATCCCTCACGATAACCCTCAACGAAAGCGCGGGCCACAAGCCGATGGACGGGCATATACTTCAGCTTGTTGTCTTTGTCGTATAGACTTACCCTGAAATATCCGTCATCTGCCATACATTGCTTTAATATCCTCCCGTCGTGGAGTCTCACATAAGATGAACGTCTATGGTCGGAATCATGCAATGTATTCCTCTTTAATGATCGAACCCTTCCGAGGTTGCTCACCTGGTACTTTCCTTCGTAGCCTTCGATGTCTTTCCAAATCTCTTCCATCATGACGGCATTTGCTTTACGTTAGGCAGATAGCCCCACTCCGTTTTCACAAAACTTGCGATGTAGCCGTAAGGCTTCCCATCATCTTTTCCTTGAGTGTGAATGTTTGTTGTTTTCATAACGATGTAAATTTAGAACATATAAAATAGCAGCACTACGCGCTGTTCAAGGTTTACATCGGTAAGACCTTTGGCGGTGTTTCCACTACGCCACGCGGTGCTGCTTTGCTTTTTCCACTAAGTCGATGGCATAAAAAATGCCGCCTTGATGGGGCGACTTATCATGCCCCGATGTAATTTTGAACGATGCAAAGATAAGCATTTTGTTTATATGTTCCAAATAATCGGGCAGGAAATTAAGATAAATTAGTAAAATTCGTGGTATTTTTCCCTTTGGCTTACGCCGCAATCCCGTTTGACGGGATAGCTCAAATGTTCAAGTTGCCGTTGTTAGCGTTGAATAACCACGCGTTATTCACGTTGTACCTTGCAGCAAACCACCGGTTCGTGCCGGGTCAGAGCCACATTCGTGTTGTGCTATACATGATAGCCGGGCTCCCTTTTACCACGTTCATCTGCCACAGAATTCTTACTCCTCCAGAGTTGACCTTCCTGTGTCCTGACTCGCGTAGCCATGTGACCGCCTTTCGGTGGTAGAACGCCATTTCATCACATCCGCATCAATCCTATCCAAGCAGCGGGCTATCTCTAATTTCTCCTTGTCGGTCAATACGCCCAACTGTATGCACTCGTCGAACATCGCCACGATAACAGCAGCCTCTCCTAACATCTCGTCGATGTAGGTGATTCTTAACTCCTTACTGACGCGAGCCTTGACGAATAGCCGGATGATATTGAGCGCAGATTGCTTCATCTCGTACCATGCGCCTTCGCGTCGCTGGATGGCTGAAATACTTGGTAACTGATAATGTAGTATTTTGACAAGTTTCTTGGCTTCTACCAAGATGCTGTCCTTGTCGTTTTTCGCTTTATTTCCTCGTGGTGATGTTGTCATTTCTTCATTGGTTTGGTTTAAAGCCACGTCCGCTCACGACGGACGTGGCATGGGTTCTGGGACAAGCCCAGAACCTAAGATTAGATGTTTAAAAGCGCGACCGCCTGCGTACGACCCCTGCCGTACACGAAGCCGTTGACGTACAAGTTGCCGTTGCTAGCGTTGAAAAACCACGCGATACCCACGTTGTACCTTGCAGCAAACCACCGGTACGTGCCGTTATTGATAGCGGTGGTACCCATCTTCGTGATACTGGGCGCAAGGGCTTCCAGTGTGGCATCCTTCATGAGTACCGTACCTTCGGCCACTCCTGGCAGATGCCAATCGCCGAAGTCGAGTCCGTCAACGCCGAATGACTTGGCGTAGCAAACGTACAGTGCTGGATACATGTACTTGGTTCCGCCGTCCTTCGTTGGTGCCGACTTACGGGCGTATTTTTTCGCCATTGCCTCTCCGTCAGGCAGAGCAAAGCATCCGTATTTCTGGGGATATACCACACAGTAGCATTTCTCCAGATATTCCTCGTAGGTCTTGTAGGCAGCTCGCAGATCAGAACAGTACTCACTGTTCTCAAATTCCGACGGCTTGACGGGTGCATCGTTGCCTGCTCTTGGAGTGATGGGTTCCTGACTGGATGGTACGCGACCGCTACCAGTAGCCCACGCCTTCGTCTTGGCGATGTTCATCACGCCCCAATAGTTCGTGTAGTAGCCGCGCTGACCATGCCAATATATGTCACTTGCTGGCATATCGCCCCATGAAATATGTGCAATGGTGCAACCTGTTCCGCTGACATTATAGAAACGGTAGTCGTCGCATGTATCACGCTGGATGATGATCTGCGTACCATTCTCCGTAACCTTGTTGCCGTCAGCATCAGCCAAATAAGCCCACCACGCAGCAGTGTCACCTACCTCCGTAGCCTTTGCAGCGACTGCCTCACTGATAGCCTGTGCGTTGGCTGCATTAACGTCGGTGGATGCCAGCGTGACAGCTACATCCGTACCACTCCACGACGGAGCCATCCACAACTTTACCGTGATATTGGTCTGCGCAATGGCTGTGATTGCATACTGACAAACGTCCAGCCATTTCTCGTCGCTCGCATCCTTGTGGATGATTCCGACCTTACGACCTTCGCGGTGGTAGACGTAACCGACGTGCGTCCATGCTACAGGGATGTTCGCCTTTTGAATCCACGCACCGCCCTTGACGAAGATTATGTTGTTCTGGTCGTCCAAGAATACCACGTCCCCGGCAACTGGTTCAGTGGTTACTACGTTCACACCATCCACGATGATTTCGCGGGTTGTTTCTATCATAGAAACCTGACTTTCGATGGTGCTCTTGACGGCTGCATCGTAGTCTGCTTTCGTGTTATAAGATTTGATAGCCATATTCTTATCCTTTCCTTATTTTAGTTCATCAATACCCAGTCGCTCACCGAGTTGGTAATACTGAAGGCTTTGTAACACTTCTTATTGGTCACGTCGAGATACTCCTGACCAATCATCGTCGGAACGACTGGAGCAGCAGGTGCGCCATCACCCTGTATGTACATATCCTGACCGCACAACTTTGGAGCGTTCTCAAAGTCGATGCTCTTGGCTTTTGTTTCTCCGAGGTTGTTGAGCTGTGCTTTCAGTCCGTCGATGGCTGCGAACAACACGGCGAAAGCCTGTGCCAAGACTGACTGTCCCGGAGCACCCACGAAGTTGGTGGTGATATTCTTGAAGATACCCCAACCGACTACCAGGGCTTCTCCTCCGCTGACGGTTGCTGTGTAACCGCTTACCACAATCGTCATCGGGGTGGGACACAAGTATATGTAGTAACCCGTTGACGGCATGGCTGCGACAGCCTGCTTCATCAGTGGCTCGTAGAACTGCTCGCTCACCTCATGTGTAGCGGGCAGCGTTGCGTACACCGTACCACCGAGGGCCCAGCCAGTCAACACTGGTGTTTCGCCTGTGGTGTCGTAGATGGCGGTATATACAAGCGACGGGTCGTAGTCTGCCGTTGCGGTGGCATACAGTTCGGGGTTCGCCTGCTGATAGGTGTAGGTATAGACGATGACCTTTTGGTAGGTGCGATCAACCAGTCTGGCAACGACGCTGACGGTTGCTGGGACAGCCTGTGCAGATGGTACCAACAGGATGTCGCCAGCATTCAGCGTGATAGGAGCACTGATGCCATAACCGCTTGCGCTGGTTTCGCCACCGTTCACGTTGACATACTTACCTGCCTTTGCCTGTGAGAGCGTCTTGACGGTCTGCCCGTCATACTTGCCGAATGACTTGTTGATGAATGCCACGAGGTCTTGCAGTGTGGTGATGTCCTGCGCATTCGCCTGTTCTGCTTGATTTGCACGGTTTATCTCTGCCGTCAAGTCGCTCTGGTTAGCCTTCTGACCTATTGTCGTATTGATAGACTGGAGAGCTGCGTCGATCTGACTCTTGGTGTAATACTGAGCCAACGCGCTGGTGATAGCCTGCGTGATAGCCGTATTCATCTGAGCGGTCGTCGAGTAGTCAGCCAATGCGCTGTTGATAGCCTGCGTAATAGCCGCATTCATCTCGTTGGTCGTCGAGTAGTTCGCCAATGCACTGCTTACGGCTTGCGCAATGGCTTGGTTCATCTGAGTTGTGGTGCTGTAGGGTTGCAAGGCTTCTGCTACGATCTGCGCCACCTCCTCAGTCGTCGGACGCTGCGACTCACCTTCTTTAAGGTTGGCAATGTCCTCAGTGTTGGGCGTCACCTGGTCCAGCAGTTCCTGAACCTCTTCGCCTGTTTGGGTTAGATTGAAATTCTGTGCCATATCTGTTTTTATATTTGTGGTTTAATTACGAAAATGTACTCGTCATCTACGGTCAGCAGTGGACGGTCGTAACTGTCTGCCAGTCGCTGGTACTTCTCTGCGATGTCGCTCTGCTCTGTACGTGTATAGGTCACGGGATGTTCCTCGGTGCATGCAGGACACGTCAGGAATTGCGGACACGGAGTAGTCACAACGAAGCATAGGTACTGCTCGTCGTCCTTCTCACGGAGTCCACCGGACAGGTCGCCATCTGGAACAAACCATACACAACGAGCCGTCACACGTCCGACCATATTAGCGGTGTCGATAGTGAAGTAATAGGTACCACCATTTTCAAACATCTGACTCTTCTCGATGGTCACTTTGTGGCGACGATATCCAAAAATCAACTCCACACGGAAGTCATTTGCTTCCATGTCGAAATTGACTATCTGCACCTGGAACTTGGCGGTCTCGCCCTGTTGGATGATTCTTGTTTTATCCATTCTGTCCGCCCTCCTCTGCGGTGGTTAGTTTCATTAGCGGCTTAACGATATAGTCGAAACCGTATGGAATAATACTCATGTTTGTAGGGCTTACCGGACCACGGTGATTGTATGCCTGCTCGGTTAGTATCAGTGCAGCATGATAACAGCGGGCCGGAATGTTTCCATACTCCTCTACGAGCGATGCCACCATCTCGTCCACGGTCTTTCCCCGGTTCAACAGCCCTGCCAGCGTCTCTTCGGCTGAGTCGCCATAGAGCTCCAGCAGTTGGTCCTCGCAGTCGAAGTCGATGCGTGAGTGCTGCTTGATGTAGTCAATAGTGAGAAATTTCATATTTCGCAATTATTTAATTCTAATAATCGGGCGAAATATGGTCATGGGTTTACTTTCGCAATGGCGAAAGAAGAAAAAAAAAGGGAGGCCGCTGCCTCCCGAAACAAAAACATTTACTGCTTAAAACCTAAAAATCTGAATAAAACTAAAAATACTACTTAACAAAAACAAACTATAGATAAAAGCCCGTCATCACGACGGACTCATATCCATCCAATGAAAAAAATCATTAATTCAACAAAATTATGAACAAGAAAATTATTACTTTTTCAATAAATCGCTGATGACGTGTCGGCGGTTCTTGCCGTCGGCGCGGTAGCTTACATGCACCCAGTAGGTACCCTT